GACCCATGGCAGCGGGATGCCAAACATTATTGCGCCTCCTGTCTGGCCGCTGCCAGCTGCGCACGATCATGGTCATCCTCAAGATGGTCTGGTGGCGTTGTGGGTGGCGGCCCAGGGGTCCAAGACTCATCCAGTGGAGGGTTGACCCATTCTGGCAATGCACCAGATGGCGCGACCCATGCATTAGATTGGCCATAGGATGGCGCCACAGGCGCTGCAACAGGCGCAGGGGTACTAGGAGCAGGGCTGGGTGGTGCAGGCGTTCCTAGAGCCTTTGCCGTGGCGCTCACAGCCCGTTTGCTCATCACCCCACCAATGCCGCCAACAATAAGTAGCACCACATCGTTGAGCATTTTCAAAAGCGCCTGGTCAATGGGCGCCATGGTCTTGATTGGCTGAGTGACAAAGATGATGCTGTACAAAAACGCAACAACAATGAAACAGAGAATCATGGTCACTGAAATGACCACAAACCCCCAGACCCTGACCTCGATCTCGTCAGGGGTTAGGTTTAGCTTCAGGTGGTGGTGGTGCAATTTGCTTCTCCAAAATAGGGGCGACCAGGTATTCGGGGCAAGTCTGGGTAAACAGACACTTTGGCTTTTGGCAATCTAGCGCGTGGAAATTATCGGGGTTTTGACACTTGTAGCGATACCGGTCTTCGCAGCCAGCCAACATTATCAAAGTAATTGCGAGTAGATATTTCATGCGTATACATCCACAGAATTAGGTCTTGCCCATTTTTGCTGCTGAATCTGCTGCTCTTTCTGGTGGTTGAGCCTCTGCAATTCTTGCAAGTTCTTTTGGTGAATGACCCTCTGGGCCTCTTGGAGCATTTTGGCATTTGCCTGATATGGCGTGATTTTCATTTTCCAAGCCCCACCTTTCCAAGCAGTAGATTGACGATCCGGTCCGACAAGTCATCCGGTAAAAATCGAAGAAACCCAAGCAGCCACCAAATAACCAGTAGGTAAACAAACACCTTCAAAAACATATCGAATTGTTTTTGGTATTCGTTCATCGGCCACACCCGCCCTTTGGACAAAGGCTCATCAACTCATTTATACCAATAAAGACAAGAAGCAAAACAAAAGCCACGCCGCCAATGATCATGGCTATCTCTTGCATTTCCTCTTCTTTAGCTTTGGCCTTCTTTTCCTCGGCTTTTAATGCTGCCATCTCTTTGGCATCATCCCTGTCCATCTCAGCTTGACGGGCCTTGATTTTGTTCCAGACATCGATCTTGCCGGTCTGCATGAAGAGCATTTTCAGCTCTTCCTCAAAGGCTCTGGCCTGCTCCAGCGCCATCTCAATTTGCAGGGCTGCTCCCATGTTGGAGCCTTTTTTCTCCCTCTTTGCCTGGAGCATGGCCTTGGTCGCCTGGCTCTTGGCATCGAACATTTTCCCAATCATTGGGGCCAGCGAGCCTAATTCATTGGCCACCTTGCTGGCCTTTTTCACCATGCTGATGGCGCTTTGTAGGCCGTTTAGAGCTGTGATTGGATCGATCATTTCCTCTTCTCCCACTTGATGCAGACAACCCTCCGATTGTAGACATCACCGGTCCATGTCCACCTGGTGCATCTATATTCGGCAGCTGCTAATAGGACCAAAGCATAGATCATGGCCAATACATAACGATGACATAAGTTGACCAAATGATGGTCGCCACCAAGATGGCCGCAGCAATGAATGCCACGGCCCAATCTCTCATAGCCCGAAAATCTTCTTGACGAATTCGGCAGCCACACCTGGTCCAAGCAAAACGGCCAAGATCACCGCATAAAGCAGATATTCAATCTTGGTCATGCGCCTGTCGCCATCCTTCATCGATGAGGCAATAGCACTGTAGCGCTCGGCGCAGATGGCCTCATGCACCGCCAGCCTTTTGTCAACTTCTGCTTCCATGATTACTCCGCTGGCGCGTCTTTAGGAAGCTGTGCGTCAGCCTGTTCTTTGATCTTGACGATAAGAGGCCATACACCAGACTTAGCTGGCATCTCACCCAATACATTCAAGATGAATTTGACTTCGTTTGTTTCCAACTCTAATTTCATGCTTGACCCCAAGGTGTACCAGTAGCCTTTACAGGATTCTTCTTCAATTCAATCTGAGCCGCCAAAGAAGCCTCTGTAGCCTCCTTATCAACAGATTCCCACACCCAATTAAGGACTGTGGCTTCTGTGAGGTTTGCGTAAGGAATCGTAGGAGTGCCTTCAGCCCATGAGACTGCTGCGTAAGCAGAGGCAGAGTGTTCTCCATCTACTGCATAAGCATACCAATGTGCTGTGGTTACAAAACCATCAGATGTGTTGCGATCAAGATTTACGATAGACCAAGTAGTAGTCATGTTAGTTTCCTTTAGAGTTTAAGGGTGAGATGCTTTGTAGGCATCAAATTCTGCTTTGAGTTCTTTAATTGCAGCTACAAGAAGTGGGATGACCTCTGTGTAAGCAACACCTAGATATTCTGTTGTATCTTCAGACTTAGGAATAACACCTGAAGAAACAGCCTCTGGCAAAACAGCTTGAACATCTTGAGCAATCAAAAACGGTTTTCTAGATTTTGTTTCATCAGAAATAAAGTTTCCAATAACTGAACGCAAAGAACAAACTTTTGACAAACCATCCTCAATAGGAGTAAGGTTTTCTTTTAATCGCTCATCAGAGTTTGCAGTCCAAGAAGTTGCTCCGTTAGTTAAATAAACTCCATTTGTTCCACCAGCATCGCAATACAAACGAATGGAACTTGCTGTATATACATTGCCCCAACCAGTTGCGCCATCATTTGATCTGAACTGAATAAAACCATAATCATTACCAGCCCTAGCACGAATGTTAATTGCTGTTCCACCATCCGCTGACGTTACATCTATACGACCACCAGCAGTACCAGTATTACCAACCAGCAAATCACCATTTGCTGTCAGAGTCATTGCCTGAGTAAAGGTAATGGCGTTTCCTGCTGTGCCTGATGAGGCGTTGTACCAACGATGCTGTCCAGAGCTTGTTGAGTACTGTGTTGCGGGATCGCCTGTGTAAATGTATTCCCAACGGTTATCTGTGGTATCAAAAAAAGCATTAAAAGAAAGCGCCAGATTACCTGCGCCAGCAGTAGTAGCCGCAAGATTATGCTTTGAACTTGAAACTTGAAACGCCACATATCCTCCACCCCAAGAATTTGGAGTGTTACCCAAGCCTAGATTGCCTGCCGAATCAAGTCGCATAAACTCAGTAAGACCAGCAACAGTACTTGAATCAGCACCACCTTTGAAAACAATAGAACCGCCATTGTTACCAATAGCGGCATCAAAGACACCTGAGTTTGTTCGGCTGAACATGACATACGATTCTGTTGTCGGTGATGCCAATGTCAATCGTGCGTCACTCGCAGGGCTACTTGTACCAATACCCAGACCTGTGCTGGTTAGGCGCATACCTTCACTTGCACCCATGTAAAACGCCAAATCAGTATTTGACCCTGCGCCAGCAGTTCCAATATAAGCATAACCACTTGCGGCAGCGTTTTGAAAGCCTAATTGCTGTGTTGAATTGTTCCAAGTTAGCGTAGCAGACGAACTAACAACCTTAGAGCCGTTTAAATACGCTACTCCGTTAGCAGTACCTCCAGAGAATGTGGGGTTTGCTGAAAACGATGATGTGCCAGTAGATGTCAATGTCCCAGCAACACTCAAAGTCTTACCAGCGCCAACATTAAGACCAACACTTGTACCAGTGCCTGCGGCAGCAAAGACAGCATCTAAACTGTCCAGGTCGGTATTGATCTTTGTACCCCATGTGTCGGTGGATGCACCAACTTCTGGTTTGGTAAGTAATAGATTTGTGGTGGTTGAATCTGCCATTTTTTACCCCTATGCGGCTATTTGCCAAGTCTCGCTATTATCCGCAATTGCTGTCCAACTTTCACTGTTGTCACTAATTGCGGCCCATGTTTCTGATGTGTCTGTGATCGGTGTCCATGTCTCTGCATTGTCAGAGATTGCATTCCATGTCTCTGCCGTATCACTCTCTGCCACCCATTTTAGATTGCCAGCAATCGTCATAGATGACTGGCAAGTGAAATTGATTGGAGTGCTTTGTCTTCTCTGGCCGTTGACACTCATGCCAGACTCAGCTGCAATCAGCACAGACTGATTCACGATCACGCTGGTGGCCACAGTCATTGTGGCAAAGTCTTCAATCAGAATGCGAATGAGCTGGAGCCTGACGCCATTGACAGACATCGCGCTGGTGTCGACCGAGGCAAATGCACCGATGGCCACTCTGGTGGCCGCCAGGCTCGCGCTAGATGTGGCCGCAAATGTTGATTTGCCTATGGCATAGCGCAAAGCGCTTGCAGACATGCTGCTGGTGCTAGAGGCCGTGGCCGAGGCATCGGCAACCCTTTGCGCAGCAGCTGTTGCGCCGCTAGACGCTGAAACCGAGAATGATGCTGTCTTGACCACATTGGCGCTGACAGTCTCTGTGCTAGAAGCAGAAACAGAAAACGCGCCTATGCAAATGCGCCTTGCATTGATTGCAGCCGTGCTGGTGGCTGCAAGTGTGGCTGCTCCAAGGCTTACGCCATAGGAATACTTCCCTTGTCCATACGGGCCAAGACCATAGGCTGCCATGTCATGTCAATGTGACATCAAGATCGCCGGCTGGAATGCGCAGCACATCGCCATCGTTGATGGTGCGAGCTGTGGTCAGCGCTGCCCAGGCTAATAAATTGCCGCCAGTGCTTGCATCAAAAATGCCAGCCCAGCCAATTGATCCCCAATTGCCGCCGCTGGCAGCTGCAAACTCGATGGCCGCTGCATTGGTGGCGTTAGTGGGGCTTGTGCCAGAGATCGTGATTGTGCCAGTGGCCACTCGCGCATAGGCGTTGCCAGACACCTCAGTGCCGCCGCCAGTGTCACTTGGCGCAGCCGTGAAAAGGCCAATGTACCAAGCCGTTGGGCGTGTGGCGCTGCTGGTTGTCAGCAGCCAGGTTAAAACTAGGTTTTCGGTGTAGTCGGTAAAAGATGACATGTCCAGTCCTTATCCAAAAGTCTTTGCACGGGTAAGCAATGCACCACCAGAAGACGCACCGCGATCATCGGCAGTTTGCAATTCACTCATTGCACGATCATATAGCGATGACCACACTTGGATTCTCGCATCATCTTGCAAGTATGGAGCAGCTTGCAGCAGCGCTCCATACAGATAAATGTCGGGGCTTGATGTCAAAAGCCAGTTGGTGGTCACGCTGTTTGATAACTTTGTCAACTTCGCGTAATAGGTCAGCTCGGTTGTATATGTGGCGTCTGGCACTGGGACCAATCTAAACTGGCCACCGACCACACCAAAGAATCTTGGCTTGCCGCTGCCAGTGTATTCAGATGCCTTATTGTCCAAGGCATCAATGCTTAAAAATTCCAATGGGGTCTGTGGGTTTGTGCTTGTCAGCTTCAGAGATTTTGTCTCTAAAAAATCAGCAGGCACGGCGCCATATTGCGCGTCAAAAGACGCATTGGCCCTGACAATCATCTGCCTGGTGCGTAGTGTTCTTTCAACTTGCGCCTCGGCCAGAGAGATAAAGTCAGGAATGGCATTTGTCAGGTCTGACCGATTGAGCCAATCACCAATGGATGTCTTCAGTTCTGCATAGGTGCTAAGTGCCATTTTTCGCCTCTTTTTCCATCTCTTCTTTCACAATCCAAGTGTGAGGGTGGCCAAACTCAAAGGTCCCAATGTGACCAATTTCGTGCGAGACATCATGGTCAATGTAGACCTTAAAGCCAAGCTCTCTGGCTTTTCTACAAAAGAATACATCCTCGCCCATATAGCCCCGTGTGGTCTGCCATGGCATATCAAACCATGGCTCGCTCATAGCCTCAAACACCTTGCGCTTGATCAGCATTATGCCAGTGCCAATGCTTCCCACCTCTTCAAGTCCAGTGGATTCTGGCATGGTGTAGACCGGCACTCGCTTGTCGTTTTCGTCATAGTTTTGAGCTGTCGGGCCAGTGGGCATTCTGCGCCTGGCGCAGTTGGCGGCCACAATCTCTTTGTCGTGGGCCAATAGTCTGCCAACCATGTCCTGTGGAAAGGTCATGTCCGAGTCAATGAAGAGAATGTGTGTGCAGCCCTCGGCCATCGCATCCAAGCAAAGGTCAGCCCTTTGGTTTTGGATAATCGTGCCTTGCATCAATTTCAGACTAATCGCGTCTTCGGTGTTGAGTGTGTGATACGCCACCATGTTGACCATGCAATAGCAATAATTGGTGTGGACTTGATCACGGGCCGGTGTGCAGACTGCAACATAATTGCTCATATTTTTCCAGGTCTAGTTCTAAAAAATTGGTTGTCGCTGTCGTTTAACCAGCGCTTCATGTATTCCTGATCATCGATCTTGCCCTCGGCCTTCATCTTGTAATAAAGGGATTCGGGGATGGATGCGACCAAGTGCCACTCACCCTTCCAGTTGGCTTTTTCGTCTTGGGCGTTATAGATGGCCTTGTTGGCCTCAATGACAGCAGTCACATCTTGCTCTGTCTGGATCGTCACATCGCCGGTTTCTGGGTTTTCATGCCAGTAGCGCTTGATGCCTTGTTCTTTGTTTTCGCTAAATAGTCTTTTGTGAATCATGTTAAAAAAAGGGCCAAGTTCCCCTGGCCCTTTCCATTTGCTTACTATTAAGAAGTAACCAAGTCAGCGGCCAAGCCGTGGGCATTTTCAGCCAACACTTTGTGACCCCATTCCACGATCAACATGCGCTTCTCAGCGTCACCAGTCTTCGCCAATTCAA